TCTGGCCGATGATGTACTGCGAGAAGTCGGCCAGGCCGATGTCGCCCGCGGTGCCGAGCGCCTGCATCTTCTCGGAGTACAGGAGCGGCCGGCCCATCAGGGTCTCGTACGGCGCTGCGGCCAGTCCACCGGCGGGCATCCAGATAGGAACGCCGCCCGTGCCGACCGCGAGGCTCATGGTTGCCAACTGCGGGAAGGTCTCGGGGTTCGCCACCCACACCGCCCGCTTCTTGCCGGCTGAGTACATCCGCGCCCACATGCCGATGATGTTCTCGGCGATGATGGTGTTGGCGCCCTGTCCGGATACGGCGGTCACGGTCACGATCGAGGGGTTGGCGGCGTTGAATGCGCCGAGCGCCTTGCCGGACCCGTCGCCACTCAGGAAGTCGTCGTCTTCAACGAAAGAGATGGCCTGAGTGAACTTGCGGGTGAGCCATGCGTCGAGCGCGGCGACGGAGTCCTCCATCAGCTCGTCGGTGACGTGAACCAGTCCGACCAGCTTGTGCAGAGTCAAGGCCACTTTGGAGACGGTCGGATTGCTGGCGGTCTTCTGCCCCTTCTCAGCGGGCCGGTAGATGGTGATGCCACCGAAATAGTTACTGGAGTGGTCTTCGTCCACGTCCGCCGGGATCTCGATGCGGTTCGACGCCATCGGGATGACGGTCGCGCGGGGCCGGACGATGCTGTCCTCGAGCGACTTCTCCAGCAGGTTCTTCGAGAACTCCACCGGAACGAGGTAGCCGCCCTGGGAAAGGTCGCCCTCCTCCATGTACCCAGCGGTGCGCTTCATCGCCCGCGCGTAGGTATCGAGGGCCTCGGAGCGGTGGCCACCGACCCGCGCGTCCTCGATGAGGTCGCGGCAGAAGTGGCCGAAGGTGCGGAAGCCGCCGGTCGCCATGAGTTTGTCCTCGGGCTCGACCATGTTGCTGATCCGGGTGTCGGGTTCGTCGTTCGCCATGACCACGGGGGCTTTGGCGATGTCCTCCGCGAGTCCGCGGAGCTTGGCGTGCCGGTCGGCTCTCTGAGTCAGGGAATCGAACTCGGCCATGCTTGCGTCGAACTGCCTCTGCTCCTCGTCGGAGAGGGCGCGGTCCTCGGCCTCGGCCTTGGTGTTGATGCCCTTGGCTTCGTCGAGCTTCGCCTGAGCACGCTGCTTCAGGTCAAGATAGGTCTTCAATTCTTACCTCCTGCGATTCGTTCCGCGATGGCGATTCTCCGTCCATTCGCCAGGCGTGCGACATGCCCATCATCGTGGACACCCCGCCCGTCCAGTACGGGGAGATATGCCGTCAGCGTTTCGACAGAGGCGCGTATCGCCTCGTTGTCTTCATCGGTTGCCGTGGATGCTTTCGCGCGGGTGATGGCCTCGGCCAGCCTCTCGATGTCCAGCCCTGCTTCCATGCAGGCGCGGACCTGCGCCGACGTCTGCGGGTAGGCCGGATAGGTCACAACGGACACGTCGAACAGGTTGACCTCTTCCAGTGTGCGGATAGGGACCTTGCCCTTCTCTTCCTGCCACGTGTCCTTGTTGACCGTGAAGGCGAACGACATCTGGCTGATGTCGCCCCGTTCGAGCAGCGTCATAGTGTCGCGCGCAGTCTGCGTGTCCGGCGGGTCGATCTCGATGGCCAGTCCGTGCTCGTCCTCTGAGAGCCGGAGCGTGCCGCTCTTGTTGCGCCCCAATACCAGGTCTGGGTTGTGGTTCACCAGCGCCCGTACGTCGTTCCTTGCGAGCGCTTTGGCGAACGCGCCGGGGGCTATCTGCTCACGGAACCCGCCGAGGTCTTCGCTGAGCTTGTTGAAGACGGCCGCATACCCGCGAATCTTCGGGCCGTCATCCTCTTTTGCAATGCGCAATTCCGCGACGGACAACTCGCGGCGTTCGATGTCCTTCTTCACTGTCGGCCTCCTGTGCGACCTCGGGGCGTGACGGGCGGATTGTTTCTCTGAGGTCGATGTACTCCCGGTGTTCTCTGGAGCGATGGTCAAGCATCGCGGTTTCTACTGTGCGGTTATCTGACATTGACAGCCCTCATGCAAAGGTGGATGCGTAGTCGGCCTGCTCACCCTGTAGGGTGACTGCCCTTCTGATTCCAGCGTGTCGCCGTGCCCGAGGAAGGGCTGCTCGATGCCGACCGTCTTCCCGTCCATCTCCTGGCAGATAGGGCATGTGTCGGCCCCTATCGCCTGCCAGACGAGGAATGTCACACCGGCGGACATGAACGCCACACGCGCGACGGCATTCGACAGTTGCACTGTCTCGTTCATCGCGACTTTCTGCGGCTCTCGCTCGGCCCATTCCGCAAGCCGCTCCTCGATGGCTTCAAGTGGGTTCTCGCCCCGCAACAGGGACAAAATCTGTCCCTTGTTGGAGCCGGTGTACCGAAGGGCGAATGCCTTCTCGTACTCGGCCAAGAACTCCCGTATCTTCTCCTCGTCGGCCTTGCCCTTTATCTCCTCCATGGCAATCGGGACTATGGCATCTGACAATCCCCTCACGGCAGGGTCTATCTGTCTGACCACGTAGTCCACAAAGTCGCGGTAGAAGTCGGTCAGCCAGTCCTCGAACGACTGCAGGTTGCGCTCGGAAAGGTGTTTCTTCGCCGCCCGGAGTATGTTCTGTGTCTCCCGTTCGACAATGCGCTTCCCTGCGTCGGCAAAGACTGTCCGGTACGACTTCGCAATCCGGGCGCGGTGCAGAGCAAGCCTCTTATTGTCGGCGCGGGTTTCGAGCGTTCTCTGCCCCTCTGGTTCTGCGACCACATCTGCCGCCATATTTAGCGGCACGAGGTTCAACTGCACGAAGTACTGGCCGCCGCCCTCGATTGGGTTCATGTCCTCAAGCGCTCGTGCGTCGTTCGGCGACATCCACCCGTTCTGGATGCCCGAGGCGTAGAGTTGCGACCGCGCCGCGGCATCGCCCCGCAGTAGGCCGGACACGTTGAACTTCACAAACAGCCGGCCTGTCTCCGACTCTGGCAACAGGTGCTTGTTGATGGATGCTTCCCACCGCTTCAACCATGGCAGCAGTGAGTACATGACAAACTCGGCGCCCTGTACCTCGATGTTGGAGAATGTCGAGCGGGAGAGGTCGGCGATCATGTGGGGCGGGAGCCGGAACAGTCTGGCAATCTCCGTAACCTGAAAGCCCCGCGTTTCGAGGAACTGCGAATCTTCCGGCGGAATTCCTATCTTTTCGACCCGCATGTCCTCTTCGAGAATCGCGGGCGTGTGCCCCGCTTTCGCCCCCTGGTGAATCTTTGTCCATGACTCGCGGAGGTTCTTTCTGGCCTGCTCTGACAGTGCCTTCGGGTGAACGAGCACCATGCCGGGCAGCGCCCCATTTCCGAAGAACGACGCCCCGAACTGCTCTGCGGCTTGCGTCAACCCGAGGGACTCACGCGCCAGCGCGATGGGCGAATAGCCGACCACGCCATCGAATCCGAGCCCTCTCAGGTGCCAACACTTCCATGCCGGCATCTCATATGTCGCGCCGCTCTGTCGGCGGTACAGGTAGACCAGTTCGCGGTTGCGCCGGTATATCTCCATGCGGTCGGGCCTCAGTGGCCACAGCGCCACGACACGCCCGCCCTGATATTCCTTCTCACAGTAGGCGTTGCCCCATGAGGCAAGATGCGCCTGGAGGGTCTCCCTGAACTCGAACGAGGTCATTTCGGGATTCGGGCTGTCGTGCAACAGAGGGCAGAGCCAGTGGTCAGTGACGGGTTCCTTGCCCCCGTCCGAACGGTTGCGGTACAGATGCACCGGAAGTTGCGCCACGGTCTCTGCCAGAACACGGATAGCGGCAAACACGGCCACGATGCGAAGGGCGGTGTACTCGTTGACGTTGACCCCTGCGGTCGACGGGTAGCCCCACACGGCATAGTCCATCGCCCTATCGAGGTCGCCTATCGAAAAGCGCAGCTCTTTGCCGCCCGGTAGTTTCAATCGCATATTAGTCCTCGTCCAGCGTTAGGATGCCGCGCGTCTCGTAGATGCTCGGCCCCGATTCGTGCCTCAAAGCCCTGTCGAGAGCCATGATCGACGACACCACGCCGTCGATTCTCTGCGTAGCGGCCTGCTTATTGGGCTTTACGTTCCCCGCCGGGTCGGTTGATACAACCGTGTTATCGAGGTTCCAGCGGAGTATCGGGTTCCCGTCGTGGTGCAATCTCTGTGAGAGTACAAGTCGCTCGAACTCTTTGGTCGGCGGGGACATGGACTTGTAGCCCTGTCCGAACTCGAC